TCGTACCTTGGTGCCAAAAATTAGCTATGAGGGTTAGTTCACGTGTGGTAAGATGTTTATAAGTCATTTGTGATGTTCCTTTACTTTTGTTTGTGGTTATTCAAAAGTCTATCACAAATGGCTTTTTATTTTTCTAACTTAATTTTACAAACGGCGAGTACTAAAAAAGCACTGAGAATGAACTCAATGCTTAATGATTAATTGAATTTACCAGTTAAAATCAAATTGACATAGCCGGCCCGTTCAGTAGTCAGGTAATCGATCAAATCGTGGCAGTTGTAATAGTAGGCCAGTCGTTTAACATTCTCGATATCAAACATGTTTACTTCGCCAGTATTGCGAATTTGTAAGACCTGCTGGCGAATTCGGTCACGTCTAGCTAGTTCATCTTTGATTCTGCTCATGATTAGGCCTCCTGATTCTTAAAAGCAGCTGATCCGGCTAAATTTCGTAACAGTACTTTCCGTTGTGTTTTGTATTCGGGACCGATAAAACCCAGGCGTAGTAGAAAACAACGAAAAGCATATTTCTCATTGCTTTCTTCATGAGGTTCTGACACAATCCGTTGATGATCTTTTGCATATTGCACAAGTTTGTCGATAAATTGTTGATAAGCTGTGGCATCATCAAGCTTTACCTTGTTGAACCAGTTAAATGTCACCTGTTGATCATCAACGTCTAGTTTTAGCGAATCGAGCTGACAAGCATCTTTGATTAGTTGTCCCTTGGCCCAAATTAGGTGACGCAGGTTTTCTAAGGCTTGATCGGTAAAGTCGTCTCGACGGTAAGCAAGATGCAATTTGATAATGTTAGCGGGCCGGAAACCAAGTTCTTTAAGTTTGTCGGTTAGGTTGGATGGAATCTCATCAGGGGATGAAAGGTTCCCATCTTTACTGACAGTGTATTTGCCAATCTGGTATGCGTAGGTTGGTGTGTACTGATATTCAGCTTTTTGTTGAGTATAGTTAGCAATCTGTTCGACTAGCTTTTTACGCTGTTGACCATGAACATTAAAATTAATTTCCATATTCTGTACCTCCTTGTTTGATCACTGTATACATCACTCTAAAAGGCACAGATAGCAAGGCTTTCCCGCGCTTTAGGCCGGCTTCTTTAGATTACTGTAAGGAATTATATGACCATCTCTTTCCACACTGATATCTTGATCCGAATCGACTTGTTTGATGTAGCGATTAACAATCACATCACAGTATTTAGGATCCAGTTCCATCATGTAACAAATCCGGTTGGTTTGCTCACAAGCAATGAGGGTAGATCCAGAACCACCAAAGGGATCAAGAACCGTACAGTTAGACATTGTCGAATTCATAATTGGGTAAGCAAGTAATGGAATAGGCTTCATTGTTGGATGTTCCTTACTTTGTTTTGGTCGATCAAATTCCCAGATGGTGGATTCCTTGCGACCGGTATACCATTCGTGCTTTCCATCGTGCTTCCAGCCGTAGAGCACGGGTTCATGTTGCCATTGATAAGGGGAGCGACCGAGTACCAGTGATTGCTTTTTCCAGATACAACAACCGGATAGATAAAAACCAGCATCTTGAAAGGCTCGCCGGAAGTTCAGTCCTTCCGTATCGGCATGGAAAACATAGATGCTGGCGTCGTTAGCCATTGCAGTATTCATGTTTTGGAAAGCAGCTAATAAAAATTTATAGAACTTATCATTATCCTGATGATCGTTCTTAATCTTGCCGGCTTTACTTTGGTAATCAACGTTGTATGGTGGATCAGTAAGAACTAAGTTAACCTTATTATCGCTGAGTAATTTATGGAAACTTTCCTTTTTTGTAGCATCACCACATAGCAATGTGTGCTTTCCTAGGTGCCAAAGATCTCCTGCTTTAGAGAAGGTTGGTTTATTCAATTCACTATCAACGTCAAAGTCATCATCATGCGTGTCGTCAGCCGTGCCAAGAAGGTCGGAGATCTCATTCTCGTCAAAGCCCGTTAATGAAACATCTAAATCACTGGCTTGTAAGTCAGTCATTAGGAGGGCTAACTTATCCTTATCCCAATCACCACTGATCTTGTTGAGCGCAATGTTCAGTGTCTTTTCTTTCTCATCATCCAGACTAACGACCACACATTCGGCTTCCTGGATTCCTTCATCTTGGAGGATTTTTAACCGTTGGTGGCCACCAACCACGTGACCAGTTTGTTGGTTCCAAATAATTGGATCGACATAGCCAAATTCATGCATCGAGCGTTTTAATTTTTCATAATCAGGATCACCAGGCTTGAGATCCTTCCTTGGATTGTAATCCGCGGGGATGAGGTCCGTTATTTTCTTCTTAACAAATTTCATTAGTTCATTCCTTTCCGACTTCTTAAGAGTCGTTCCATGACATCATCTTGTGGTGTTGATCCTTGATAAGTCGTGGCATTGTTTTCTTTAACCACTTGAAAAATCTGAAACCATAATTGGCTCGATTGCTTCATGTAGTCACGACTCATGGAAACATATGGTGAAGCAATTGCATTACCAGTGGTAGGGTGGCGAGCGAGGAAACCAAACTTAGAGATACATTCTTCACACTGAATCCACCGGCTGACGCTAACGGCATATTGTTCAATCAATTGAGTGTTGACTAGTTTTTCACAACCACGCTCGACCAACCATTCCCAGGTTTCTTTGAAAATATCAGCGGCGTCAAATTCTAAACCATTCTTCTGTTTGGCCTTGAGGTACTTCTTGACTGGCGGCATCACGTGACCTTCCAGATTAGCTGGTTCTGGCAAATCGATGACGGTTGCTTCTTGGCCAGCTTCGAGTTTATCGTGAAGTGATTTAGATTTTCTGCCAGCCCCAACCCGAGCGCCACCACGATTTGTACCATCTTTAGCCAACTCTCTCCCTCCTTCCGGCAGGGGTTAATACCCTGTTTGATTTCGATTTTTTGTACACGAAGGCCCAGGCCCGCTCCCGCGCGAAAAATTTTTAAGGATTTGATGGCCCCCTCCGTGGTTTAGTAATGATATCGACGTGGCTTTTTATGCCAGCGATCATCCATCTGGGCGGTGATGCGGGAGTGGCATGGCTTACATAATGCCATCAGGTTCTTGAACTCGTTGGTGCCGCCGTGTTCCAGAGGCAAAACGTGATGGACCTCGGTGGCTTGGGTATACCTTCCTTGGCTCAGGCACATCTCACAGAAGGGATGGTGGAGCAAGTAGCGTTGACGGATCTTTGGCCAGCCACGATGATAGCGCGGACGACTACGTTTTGGTCGTTGGTAACGATTGTAGTGAGAACTGACTTGCTTAGCATGGACGTCACAATAAGTGTTGTGGGTTAGTCGCGGGCAGCCAGGGTAACGACAGGGTTTCTTGGGTGAGTAGGGCATGACACTCCTCCTTTCTGAGGGTATAAGAAAAGCCCAGCAGTTTTGCACCGCTAGGCTTCAATGTTATAAAGCAAATGCCTTTATCCTAATTTTCTACACTACCATCGTAACATAGATAAGCCGATTGTTTGTTCTGCGTTTTACCTTTCTAATGATGGGATCCATAAAGTAAGAGCGTGAGGTGATCGAGTGCTTTGTTCTTTCGATTGTAAGCAGTGGTTTTCGCAATGAAGTACTTGTCCATCACGATGGTTAGTCCCTCGTTCATTGACTGGTTTGGAGTGCGATAGCAGACATCTAAAACAAAGCGCTCGTCTTCAGATAACTCTTGCCAGGCTGGCTCGAACCACTTGAAGTAAAGTTGGGCTTGTTGGTAGCGTTCATTCAGCTTGGTTGTCTCATCGATGCCATGCAGCAGGCGATGCTCAGTTGGGTTATCTTTTTTACTGCTGCCAGGTACGAAACCGTAGCGTGGCGAACTGACACCAATCATTTGTTCCTTGGCTAGCTTCAGGTCGTCTTGGTAAGAGTCAATGATGAACTTCATACCATCGTAATCTTTCAAGGCTGCGACGGTCGCTCGCCGTTTGTCTAAGTAGTTCCACATGATACTCATGCCATAACACTTCCTTTCAGGTTGGCTTTCACTGCGTTAATTAAAGCTAACTGGGTTTTGTCTTTGCGTTTCAGGGCCGCCAGAATGTTTTCGTCAATGGTGCCTTCAGTGATGATGTGGTGGATAACTACTGGTTGACGTTGCCCTTGCCGCCAGAGCCGAGCGTTAGTTTGCTGGTAGAGTTCCAGACTCCAAGTTAATCCATACCAGATTAAGGTAGCACCACCAGCCTGCAGGTTAAGACCATGACCAGCAGAAGCGGGATGGATCAAAGCTAAAGGAATCTTACCGGCATTCCAGTCCTGAATGTCACGGGGTGTTTTGATCTCACGAACCTTGAAACGACTTTTAATCTGGATTAGATCATGTTTGAACCAGTAAGCTACCAAGA